AAAGACGGAAGAACTGACCGATATGGAATCCTCTTACACTCAGGAAGGGCAAATCAGCATTGCGCCTGTTTCGGAAGGATCTAGCTTTGTAAAGATTCAAGGGAAGAACATCGGGAAGAATTTCAAACGGGATGATGTTGTCACGCTTTCGGGCTTCACGCAGTACACGGAGACTCTGAACACCACTAAGGCAATAAAGGAAATAGGGGATGACTTTATTGTTATTTCCGCAGTAGATGAAAATGGCGTAGCATTACGAAGTATCACGGAAGAAAGCGGAGTGAAGATTGTTCGTGCTGTTCCCGATATGGATTACGTTTGTGAATTCAACAATCGCTTGTGGGGGTGCTCCAGTGCGAACCATGAGATTTATGCGTGTAAGCTTGGAGACCCGACCAACTGGAACAGCTTCCAAGGCACGGCTGCAGACAGCTATGCGGTGTCTGTCGGAAGTGATGGGGATTTTACGGGCGTTATCAGCCAGCAAGGCTATGTTGTGTTCTTTAAAGAAAACTACATCCACACAATTTACGGTACGAAACCTTCCAATTTCAGCCTTGATACCGTAGAAGCGAGGGGAGTAATGAAAGGGTGCAGTGCTTCTCTTTGTCATGTGAATGAAGCTGTCATGTATGTAAGCCGTGACGCAGTGATGATATATCAAGGGGGAATGCCTGAATCGGTATCGGACAAGCTGAAAGTCAAGTGGAATCATGCTATTGCGGGGCAGTGGAGAGGGAAGTACTACGTTTATTTGCAAAACGATAATCAAGGATCTATGTATGTGTTTGACCTTAAAAATCAGCTATGGATAAAAGAAGCGGACATAGAAGGAAAGATATACAGCCTTGTAAATGCTTCAGGGAATCTTAATTCCACTTGTGAAAAGCCTTTAAATGGCGTGTTCCCTCTTTATTCAAGAAACACAATGGCGGACGATATGCAGGACCATGAAAACACAGAATGGTTTCTTGAGTCCGTGTATTTGGAAGAGGGCACGCTTGACAAGAAGAAGGTGCGTTCTCTTCAGTTTAACATTGAGTTAGAGCCGGATGCAGAATGCACTGTCTACGTTCGCTATGACAATGAGGAAACATGGAGAAGAGAAGCGTCTATCACAGCAGATAAGCGGAACACCTATCTTATTCCTGTGAAGCTAAAACGGTGCGAGAGATACCAGTATAAACTTTCAGGGCATGGAAAATTCACTCTTTACGGCATGAGTAAAACAATAGGAAAAGGGAGCGAGCGATGAGCGTTTTTATTGTTCCGAAAATCACGATAGGAGAGATTAATAATCTCGATAAAGTGAAGCTGTATCTTACGGAGCTAAACAAGAAAATCCGTTTTCTTTCGGAGAATGTGGACGGGGATAACATCGTACCGTCTGAATACAAGAAGTTCTATCAAGACGAGGAAAAAGCGGTAGAGCTTGTTCATTCAATGGACGGGTTCACGCTAGCTATTGAGAACCGGGAAGAGGCCGCAAGAACAGCTATAGAGCAGAGCACAAGAGCATTGAACCTTTATGCAAGTAAAGAGAATCTTTTAAACGAGATAAAACTTTCCCCTGAAAAGATAGTGATAAACGGGAGCAGTTTAGAGGTGGATTCTAAAAATTTTAAACTGGACAAGGCGGGGAATTTAAGTCTTACGGGAACAGTCAATGCGGAAAGCGGAAGTTTCGGGGGATTCCAGATTGCAAGAGACGGAGAAGGCGCGTATCTGACAGGCGAGACCATTTATGCTTGCGGTTTAGGCGGTACGACAATAAATATAAGCAATTATTTAAGCATAGCCACCTATGACGACATTACGGATTGTTACATGGATTTGCAAAACTGCAATGTGGAAGTGACGGAAAAAACGTATTTTGGATGGTTCAACTGTGAAGATATTCGTTGCCAAAGCGTTTATGCGAATTGCGGGTCATGTAACGATATCGTGATTGATAAAAATCTTTCCTGCTATGATGTTTGGTCTAATAATGCGGGGATAGCATGGAGTGACAGGCGAATAAAGACAGACATTAAACCGATTAAAAATGCCTTGGAATACATTCTTTCCTTGCGTCCTGTTTCTTACAAGTTGAAGGAGTTTGAGGGAATCCATTATGGTCTCATTGCGCAGGAAGTACTAGACGGCGGGGATCCATACGAAATCGTGGAGCAGATGGAAAGCGGATACTATTCCATAAGCTACGGAAAATTAGACGGCATTCTTGCAAGGGCCATGCAGGAGTTAAAGGAGTTATGCGATGGTTTATAAAGCGGATTCGCCCGAATCTATCCATGAAATAAAGGATGTGGAAGGGCATATAGTAAGAATTAACAGGGCGGTGCAGAATGTCTTTTCTTCTCTGGATCCGGACGATAACTTTTCCGCGGATGAACTAATGCGGTACGAAGAGACAAGGCACAATCTTACCTTACTCGATATAGGGATGAGCGGGCTGTTTTCCAAGGTTGAAGAGACGGAAAACAAGATAAAGTCTGAACTCAAGGTATCGGAAGAGGGAATAAAGCTTCTTGTAAGTAAAGGCGATGTGACGAATCAAATCAATCTTTCCGGTGACACGCTGGAGATTACAGGAAACCGACTGGAAATAAACAGCCCTAACTTTGTTGTGAATGATACTAGAGCTGTTGCAAGAGGGGAGATAGTCGCAACAGGCGGAAGTATTGCAGGCTGGGAAATCAGCACGGATCAAAACGGAAGTTCTGCATGGTATGGGAAAGGTAATTCCAGAATTAATGCAAGAAATGTTATAGGTCGGTATGGGGATGCAAAGGAAATTAATGCCTACGGGGATGTGTATATTAATGCGACACCAAAAGGAAACTTTGCAGACATTATCTTGAAAGATACAAAGTTTAAAGGGAATTTCTCTTGCAGTGCGATTAATAGCTCCGGGCGCATGATATGCACCAGTATGCAACTATACACTACTCAAAGAGGGTATCGCGAGTCAATCCCATCAAATAAGACAACGCCTAAAGAAAGCGAGGTCGGGGACTATGGGATTGATAAGCGGTATCGCAGTAGATACAACAAAAACAAATCCCCTATGGGCGGTCTTGTAGCAAGTGGAAATATTGAGTGCTACTACGTCTCTTCTTCTCTTTCCAGTGTTGTATGGAGCGATAGACGACTGAAGGACAACATTCGGAGAATAGAAAAAGATAAAGCATATAAACTGCTTAATGAATTAAATCCGTGTTCTTTTTCCTATAAAGCAGATGGAGAAAAGGCAACGGGATTCATAGCGCAGGAAACGCCGGAAGAATATCGGTACAAAATGCGAAACGGGCTATATGGGCTTAGATACGATTCCATTATGTGTTGCCTGGATAGTGTACTAAAAGATATGGGGGAAAAATATGGAAGAGATGGATAAGGTAAAAGCCCTACTCATGCAGAATCAGAAGATAATCCGCTATGCCTCTGAAAATGTTTCCCTTAAAGATTCTTTCTCGGATGAGTTCATAAAAGAATACGGCGAATTGCGAGGGAAAATTTCCGAATATACGGTTAGTCTTGAGGGGATAAGATACCGTATTCAAGGGATTGAAAGCGATATCGAATCAAATGTAAAGATTCTGTCTGATAAGATTTCGCTTTCGGTCAAGAAAAAAGACGTCGTGAAGGAGTTAAATACGGAGTTATCCGCAGGAAAAGGGATAAAACTACAAGGCGAACGCTTTAAGGTGGATACGGAACGATTCAAGGTAAACGAAGCGGGGATTCAGTTTAAAGGGGAAGTCAATGCCACAACGGGAAAATTAGGCGGGTTTCTAATCAGCGGGAATTCTTTAATCGGCGCGGAAAATACATCTATCGGTGCAGGAATTATTAATACCGCCAACATGACTATGACGGGGGCAAGCGCGGAACTGATAGATTGCAATCCCGATAGCATAGAAGGAAAGCGTGTTGTTTGGACATCTGACAGAACGATAGATAAAGATGCAAAGACGGAAAGCACGACAACTTTTAAAGGAGAAATGAATGTCTCGGGGAATATTTATGCGACATATGGATGGAATCAGCAAATAGATCCAGACGGTGACCCGCACGGAACGGATTTCAATTTTCATATCGGATACATTAATGTAACGCAAAGTTGCAGGCTGGAAGGGAAAGACGGAAGAAAGACCCCCGCAAACCGCGCGAGATGTTCCGAAATTATATCAAATAAGACAGGGGAATCATGGAGCGATAGAAGACTTAAGGAAGACATAAAGGATGTTGACGGAGAAAAAGCACTGTCCCTATTTAGAAAGATTCAGCCTGTGACCTATACATTGAAGGAAAGCGGGGAAAAAGGGACAGGATATATAGCGCAGGATTTAAAGAAAGCACTGAATAGCCTTGGACTCTGTGGAATTGTGGAAGAATCAAACGGCTATTACGGAGTAAGGTACGAGGAACTAATACCGTTCCGCATTAAGGCAATACAGGAACTTTATAAAAGAATCATGGAAAGGAAGGGAAAGCATGGAGATAAAGGAAAAGGACTTGCTAAAGGCTACGGAATTACTGAATAAAGTATCAATTACAGGAATATCCAACATGGCGAATTTCGTCACAGCCTATCAACTGCTTACAGGCATGGCGACTGTAGAGGAAAAGGAAGGGAGAAGAGATGGCACTGAATAATTCTATTGTGGATTACTTAAATCAGAAGGGGCAGGGAAGTTCCTTTGCTGCACGAAAACAGCTTGCAAGCCAGCTTGGAATGACAGGATATAGCGGAACGGCAAGCCAAAACACAAGCCTTTTAAATCAGCTTAGAAATAATGTGGGACTTGGGGGAAACAATACGCCTTCCGCAAATGTAACCGCAGGGCTGAATGCTGCAGGATCGCCAAGCGGTGGAGCAAGTGCAACAATGACATATTCTTCCTCTTCTTCCCGCAGCGCAGGAAATTACCCGGAAAGAAAGTACAGCCCGTCTAAGCAGGTGACAGATGCATATAACGCCTATAGCGCAAGGCTTTCAAGAATGCCCAGTGACTATATGGAGTCGGACGAAGTGGAAGGCAGAAGGGAACAGCTTAGAAAGGTAGAGGAAAATCGCCCGGATCCGTTTAAGAGTAAGTATCAAGACCAGATTTCCAATCTACTCGATGGAATCTATAACCAGAAGAAATTCTCGTATACGGGAAAAGACCTGCAGAATGATGACATTTACAAGATGTATGCGCAGAGATATAGCGATTCGGCTCGACGTGCCATGCAAGACACTATGGCGAATGCGCAGGCACAGTCTGGCGGCTATGGCTCTTCCTATGCTGCACAGGTAGCACAGCAGGCATACGATAATCAGATGAATGGTTTAAATGATAAGGCTCTGGATTTTAGAGACAGGGCGTATCAGATGTATCGGGATGATCAAGCGAACGAGTACAACAAGCTTCAGGCATTCCAGGGGCAGGATAACACGGATTACGGAAGGTATAGAGACACTGTGACCGACTGGCAGAATGATAGAAACTATTTCTTAAATGCCCTTAACGGAGAAAGAACGCATGATCTGAATGTCTATAACGCCAATACATCGAATTACTGGAACGGCACGAACCATCTGGCAGGACAGTACAACGCTGATAGAACGGCGGATATGAACACCTACAAGATGGACAATGACAATCTGAATTTCGATAGAGAAATGGCGATGAAAGAGGAGCAGTGGGCGAAGGA